TTGGCGATTCTGGCAGATAGGAAACGATAGAGCTGACAGGTCGGTCGCCTGTTACCCTGGCACGCAACCACTTGCGATTGTCGCGCAGGTCGTCAGGGTTGATTGCCTGTTCGTCTACGATTGCCTGACGGTCGTTGTTATTGGCAATGTTGACGATAATCTGCCGCATGATCGCGGTCTTGATGTCCTGCAGTTCGCCGATGAGATCATCAAAGGTTCTGCCGGTGAGCTGATACTGATCTGGATAAGGCGACAATACGGCAAAGTGCGGGCGGCCGAGTTCGTTTTCTTCAATCCTGACGATTGTGTCACCGATAACTGTCACAATAACGTCTTCGCTGATATTGTCGTCGTTGATGTCATATTTGCCGAAACATTCTTCGACCCAGAACTGCATGCGGCTGGTATCGAGATCGGCAGCCCCGTCGTTATATGGGTTGTCGTCGCGCAGAAATTCTTCGAGAGTTTCGTCTTCGTCGCTGATATATCGAGCAACGGCAAGTTGCTCTTCTGTGATCTTTTCGAAGATGCCGTTCTTTATATTGGTTTCAATTTCGCTGCGGGTCATCAGGCGCTTGTGCTTGCAAAACTGCAGGCGCTTCACGTCGGCTGAGTCTGGCAGCCATGCAAATTCTGACACCGGCACGTTGTCGAAAACGGGCTGATTTTTTACGAGTTTGTTTGTCTTGACGGTGACTTTGTATGTGCCGTCTGGCTGCTCTTCGGCCCTGACAAACTTAACGCCGACAGCTTCGAAATTGGCGGCCATAAAGTCATCGGCGGCCATGATGTCAGATTCTTCGACTTCTTTTTCTTCGCGTTCCCACCTGATTTTAACGACGGCATGACCGAGCTGCAGGGCATCGAGCAGCCAGCGGTAAAAGATCAGGAAACCGCGATTCTTTTTCTGAAGCTGCCACGAGCAAAGCGTCTGCATCGGTGCTGCGTCGTCGTCGGGAGTCCGGCCGGCAATAGAAATCGGGTCTTGCCCACCGAAGAATATTTTCATCAGTGACGGCATTACCCAATAAACGGTATCGGCCACGTCTGACATGGTAAAGCTGCTTCGGCGCGAGAGCTGTGGGAAAAGCGTTTGGTAATATTCTTTCGACGAGTAAAACCGCTGCAGGCGCTTCAGGCATGCCGGCTCGACGTTATCGGTATAATACAAGTCTGCCGCGTCGATGTCGGCCTTGACGTATTCGAGAACCTTCTGACGTGTTTCTTGTGAGATCGCGGCCATTTTATAATTCTCCTGATTTGCCTATTTCCGACCATGAGCGGCTTGATGCCGCCTGTGCTGTTGCTGTCCAGTTCGCGAGATATTGCAGCGCTTGAGTCATCGAGTCCACATCGTCATCGTGTGGTGCCATCGGAAAAGCCGCAACTTGGGTTTCAAAATCGATCAGCCAGGCGGCGACTTCCGGCAGATAAACGCGGCCGGATTCGGCAATGCCGCTAACGCCCTGCGCCCTGATAACTTTTGATTTATCTGGCACAACCGGAACTACCGGCAGGCGTGTTTCGCGTTGAAGCACCTGCAATAGCTGCTGCCCGCTGCCTTTATCTTCGATCAGAATCACGCCGGGGTTGTCGCGGGCCGCCATCGCCTGAACGCTGCGAACCAAATCAGGGAACTGCAGGCGAGCAGAAAAGCGGTCGGCAAGATAAAGACCTGCCGGGTGAACATCCCAGCGCGTCATGCTGGTCGGGTCGTTCAGGTCGTCGTCTTTTGTGCCGGTATCCCAGGAATGAACGATAAGCTGCGGTGCAGCCGGCAGGGTTTTATATCGCCTGAACCATTCAAGCTTGAATATGCTGCCTTCGTCTGGCGTGGGTTGTTGTTGATAGAGTGCTGACCATTCGCGAGAACCGGATTGTTCTTTGATTCGCAACAGGTCATCGGCTGAATAATCTTCGGGCCAGAGTGCTTCGCCGGGCTGCCGATCAAGCGGGTCATTTTCTTCTGCGATTGCTGGCAGCGATAATACTTCCCAGCCTTCCGAGGCGTGATCTTTGAGCAGCCAGCCTGACAGGTCGTCATGGTGCCATCGGGTGTTCATAATAATAACGGCGCCGCCTGGCATTAAACGGGTGTAAGCAACCGAGCGATACCAATCTTTGAGCCTGCGCCGGTATGTTTCGCTGTCGGCTTCTTCACGGCCCTTCACGGGGTCGTCGATAATAAGCAGATGGGCACCGCGACCAGTTGCAGCACCACCAACGCCCAAAGCAAAATAGCTGCCCCCGCGAGATGTCGCCAGGCGTTTCTGGCTGGCGCTGTCGGTTGAGAGCTGACATTCCCGAAAGATCGCTTGAAACATCGGGTCGGCCATCTGATTTCTGATCTTACGGCCGAAGTCTTCGGCAAGTTCTTGCGCGTAGGTTGCATGAATGACATATTTGTCAGGGTTGCGGCCGAGATACCAGGCGGGGAAAAACTCTGACGTTATCATCGACTTGCCGTGCCTGGGTGGAGCGAATATCATCAGGCGCTTGCATTGTCCAGACTCGACGCGTTGCAAAGCGCTGGCGATTGCCTTGTGATGTCTCGCTGCTCGGTAGTTTGGCCATTGCATGCAGGCGTATTCGATCAAGTCGCGCCTGGCAAGTTCGGCCTTCACTTCGGCAATCGTCGGCAGCTTCATTTTGCACGCTCCAAAATCTTCAGCAGCGCGTGCAGGTCTTCTGCCGAGAGCTTGCTAAGGTCGTGGCTGACTTGAATACCGCCGCTTATTTCGTGCTTTTCGGTCTTCAGGCCGAGAATATCGACCATATTCTTGACTGCGCCGTTGGCGCCCTGCGGGTTCCATTTGTCGCTGCCGTCGTCAGTGCATTTATCAATGATCTTTTTGGTCTTACGCAACAGCCAGTGACGGTGATTGACTGATTTTCTCTTTATGCTTTTTCTGCGCTCTTCAACGGCGGCCCTGACAATAGCATTTGATAACAACCTTGCCGCTTGTTCTTGAGCTGATTTCGGCGCATAGCCCGCCCTGGTGGCCGCCTGCGTGCCGTTAAAATCGACAACATACTCATCGACAAAGCGCTGCCGCTTCGGCGGTAGTTGTTCGTATGCGGTTGTTTCGGTTTTCCTGCTCATATTAGTAACCTCTATTCACAATGATATCAGAAATCTGATAGATTTTAAAGTATCTTGTGGAAAACTATGCTATAATTTCGCTATCCTCTCAAAGATCCTCTCACTTCGCCTGGCCGATTTTGTGCCAGGCTTTTTTTTGACAAAAAAATAACCCCGGATTGCTCCGGGGTATGGTTGGCTACTTCTCTGGCGGCTTTTCCTGCTGCCACAGCCGGTCAACAGCCACGGCGATTACATCTGACGTGCCGCCAAACTTGGCAAGGGCGGCGATCTGTTCCTGAGTCGCGGGGGCGAGCCGGATCGTTACGGTTTTTTTATACATAAAATACTCCTCAAAAATACCCTTTTGCCTGCCATGCAAGCTATCGTTTATTGCGGCGCTTCCGCATTGCCGACAGATCATTCCCCGCCCCTTTCTGCCGCGTCAAGCACGGCGTTAATTTCGCTTTCAAACCGCCATACTTCACACTGCGGCTTTTCTAGCATGCTCCTGAATACAGATTCCATCTGCTCGATCAGCTTGTCTTTGCGCTCGATCTCAGCATTGAAAATGGATAGGAATCGGTCTGCTTCGTTTCTATCAGAGTTCTTTTCATCTTCTGACAGATCGGGGTATCTCGTTGCCACTTGTCTACGCCAGCGATCTACAGCCCATGCCGGGATAATGACGCAACCGTCTACTTGTTTTGATTTCAAAAATAAATACTCCATCCATCCCGCCCACTGATCGTGGCATAACGCAGCCATTTTTTCGCGCATATCGGTAATCATTGGCTTTTTCAGCCGCTCAATCTCAGCCCGCGCCTCGGCAAGCTCGGCCTTTAGTTGTTCAATATGCTCTTGCTGCATGATCTCGAAATCGGTGGCGCTCCTGGTTGCGGTCATTGCGGGTCGCGCCGGCCCGATCTGGCTATTTTGAAAGCGACGGCGATTATCATGGATGTTCATGGCCTCCAGCCTCCGTGTATGAATTTTCGATAGATAGTCCGCTCGTATTCCCTGCACATCCGGCAGTCGATGCCGGGGCAGTCTGTGCAATCGGCGGGTTGAAACATGTGCTGCATACACACTATTGGCTCCTGGTAACTCATGGCGTGACTACCACATATGGCGCAGTTGCCGAAATGTGTGGGCAATTCAGGGTAACCGTCTTTTCCCCGTGATTCTCTGTCTCTCATACTTCCCCCTTTGCGGTCATATTCAGCCACGAACGAACGGTGCCTAACTGCGTTCGCAGTCTTGCTATTTCGTGATTATGACGTTCCATATCTTTGAGATACTGTAACTCCTCGGCTGCGAGGTCGTTTACAATTCGATCTAAAAAATTAATCATTGCTTTGTGATTTGCTGCTTCACTCATTCGATTTTCTCCTCCGATTCTTTTACCAAATGCCGAAACAGGCCGGAAGTCGGCCAGTCTGACGGCATTTTTCGCAACATGCAGAATCTTGCGGTTGTTGACGCCTGCACTTCGTTCAGTTCGCAGCTTTCACACTTTTTGCTTTTGCAAAGCTGCGACAGAAGCCTGAGCGCCTCTATCGTATATCTATAATTCATACTTTTCCTTTCAATCTTTTAATCTTCCGCTGCCTCCGCAGCTCCCTTGCCAGAATCTGTCTGCAGTCGCGCAGCATGACGTTTGCCGAATAGGGCAAAAGTGGGTGTGATTTTGGTATTCTAAGATTCAATCCACGCCTCCCATTCTTTCCGGCTCCATTCCCGGCCTTTATACCAGTGGGCGCCGCATTTTGAGCAGTAGTAATGACGCTCTACGCCTAAGCCCTGGGTCATGTCGCGTTTTTCGGCATGATTGCAGTTAGTTATCATCCACCTCCCCCGCATATCTGGCTTGCAATCTCAGCTTCAGCGTTTTAACTTCGGTTTCCAGTTCCATGACTCTTTCGCGCAACAGCTCATTTAGCGCCTGCTCGTGTTTCAATGCTCGTTTCAATACTTCTGTCATTTCTTCGTCTCCCATCTTTTGCACCCGCGCAGGTCTGGCAGCCGCCAGCCGTTGCAGGTGTAGTGTCTCAAAGCCGCATTGTAGCGGCAGAACCGGCAGGTTTTGCAGTTCATATCAACACCCCCTCAGCAAGCCACGCCTGCAACAACTCCGGCGTCGGCGAATAGTGGCCGTTTTCTTCGAATAAATAACCACGGTTTTTTCCAGCGCGGAGACGGACGCGGGCCTTGCCCATTTCTGTATTCCAGCTGACCGCGGCCTGCAATATCGTTTGAGGATATTTGAGGGTTGCGAGAATAAATACCAGATCGTTTTTTCTCATAATAGCTCCACCTCCATTTTTGGAATTGATCGTCGATGCAAATCGGCTAAAATTCTGAATTTATAGCATTCGGCCTGGCACGTCATTGGATCGATAAATTTACAAAATTCGCTGCACCAGTGGTTAATAGTCGACGGGCAGCCGGGTTTTGATTTTCTGCGCATAAACGCACAGCTGTAGCCGGTTCTGGTCATGGTTTGCGCTCCTTCCAGTTTTTAACCAGCATTCGATACAGGTCATCAGGCGTTTTCAGGCGCACGTTTTTACCTTCAACCTTTATCGTGCCCGGCTTGTATTTATTGCCGTGGGCAAGGTCATATAACCAATAGCTAATCCAGTGATTTTCGTCATGGGTTACGGCTTCTAGCAAGTCCAGAAGCCCCGCTTGAGCATATTTTGTCACGTAAAGCACATTAGATTCAGGGCAGACGCATTGCAGGTGGGTTGAAATGTAGCCATCTTCTTTATCCTGTTTCGCAAGCGCATCAAGCGCTTTCAGGAATTGCGGTTTAGTTATCATTTTTCTTCTAATGCCTCCCATTCTTTCAATTCTTCGCAGCCTTCTTTGCAGGCCATACAAAGGGTTTTGCAGTTAAATTGCTTGCGTAAAAAGGCGTTGCAGGTGTCGATGATCTTCTGAGTTTTTGCCGATTGCGCTTGCTCTGCCTGTCGTTGTCGCTCGCGGTAGTCGTCGTTCGGGGCTACTTCGTCAGGTGTTGGCATGGTCACGCCCCACGATGATTGACATAAGCCGCTCGCAAGCAACCACAGCGTTGCATATCTGGTTCAGGTCGTCGCTTTCGTTGCCGGTTTCTCGCAGGCGTTCGCAGCGTAAAACCAGCATGTGGCGCAGCTCTTTTATTTTTTCGTTTATGACTATGTTCGCAGTGTTCATTTTTTACCTTTCTTCTTCGCGGGCGCGATAAACCCAAGCTCTTCAAAGTGTGGCTTGTTTTTGTCTTGCAGGTATGCGAGTTGCCGACGGCTTGCGCTGCCGTTTCTGGCTGCCGCTATTGTAACGATTCGGTCATGCGTTACGGTTTCGATACCGCCAGATGTCCGCATGACGTCGATCTCTCGCATGTCGCAGGCGTCTATTAGTATCGTTGTGTGCGCCAGTCGCGTATACATGGCGCTGCCAGCGACGTCTTCAGCGGTCAGGGCAACGCTTGCACTTTGGCCGGTGCGCTTTACTGTGTGTGCGACCAGAATAAGGCTTGCATCGGTGTCGCCGATAATTCCAAGGGCATTTCGCACAAATTCAGATTCTTGCGCCCACGGGTCGCGGCCTTTAAATTCGATCTGGCTGATCGGGTCAACAACTATCACGCGGCAGGTTTTTGCCG